TCTTATAAGATAATATTTCTTCTTTATTATAGGTTTTATAATATCCATCTGATAAGCGAATCCCTATATTATCATCTCCAATTAAATGTATATCACTGTGTTTATCCTTATAAATCATTACATTATATTTTAATTTTAATACTAACTGGTTTATCTTTACTAATAATATACTTATTGTAGTTTATTTTTAAATAAACAGAAGGGAGTATTAATATACCATCTTCATCTGATTTGATAAGTCTCATACCACTTCTTGATTGATAGATAATATTATTTTTATCTTTAAAATAAACCCCATGTATGGTATCCATTTTATTTTTTACCACCAACGAATTTAATTTCTTATAAGATAATATTTCTTCTTTATTATAGGTTTTATAATATCCATCTGATAAGCGAATGCCTTTACCATCAATTCCAACTAAATGTATCTCACCATCTTTATCTTTATAAATCATTACATTATATTTTAATTTTAATACTAACTGGTTTATTTTTAATAGTAATATACCCATAATAACTTTTTGGTAAAGTATGGTAGATTAATAATCTAGAACAAAAATTACCATTGATAAAACCTTTTAATGATTTTATAAGTCTTTTTCCATTTCTAGAGTTGTATATGATATTATTCCTATCCTTAATATAAAATCCATGTTCTTTTCCGTCAACACTAATAGTTCTTTGTTTTGTAGTTGGTTGTTTTATTACTAATTCATTTAACTTTATCCATTTATCCGAATTTTCTACTGAATCCCATCTATAGTCTTTGTAATATCCACTCGATAAAGAAATCCCTTTCTTATCATCTCCAATTAAATGTATCTCACCATGTTTATCTTTATAAATCATATATTATTATTATCATCAATTATAAAAATAGTAATAAATATAGTAATTACCAAAACTAATATTCATTTATCTAATATTAAAAGTATGCCAGAATTACCAGAGTTAAGATTAATGTCTGATTATATAAATCAGAAATGTGAAAATGAAGAATTCGATAAGTGTTATTTTGTCGAAAAGGGTAATATTACTGAAGAATCAAATATAGAAGGTGGGTTTAAAATAATATCTGAATCGTATGGAAAAGAAATAAGTATTAATATAAGGGATCAAAAAATTTCTGTATTTATGGGTATGTCAGGAAATTGGACATGGATATCCACAGATGATGTTGATACTATAAAATTCACTAGGCTCCGATTTGATAGTAAAAGTAATATGTCTTTACTATTATATGGTGGTTATTTAGGTCCAAGGTTTAGGTTAGGTGGGTTTAAATCTAATAATAGGGGATATGATCCAATATATGACTTAACAAATTTTAAGGATAAAATATACAAAGATATTGATAGGATAAAAGTATTTAAAAAACCTATCTATGAGTCCTTACTTGATCAAAGATACTTCAATGGGATAGGTAATTATTTAAGGGCTGAGATACTATATAGGATAGATGATACCCCATTCAAAAGTGGGAAAGAATTTATTGAAGACAATCCTATTATCTTAGACTTATGTAAATCGGTATGTGAGGAATCTTATAAACTTGGTGGTGGACAACTTAAAGATTGGGAGAACCCATTTGGTAAAGATAAGACAAGCTTCAATAATTGGATAAAGTGTTACGGTAAAGGATCTAAAATAAAAGATTCTAATAATAGAACATTTTGGTTCAATAGTAAATATCAATAAGTATCTATTTCGACTTTTTCAATTAAGTAAGAAGGATTTGAATTATGAACTTTATCTAAATAATAATTATGCATAGATATTTCATTATCATTAAAAATGAATTCTAAGAAATTAGTTTTATAATAGCAATTCACATATTCTATTTTACCAAACCTATCATATAGTTTTTTGAATTGATTGAAAAAGTCCTTTATTTTATTATCCAAATGTGATTGAGAGTTTGGGTATAAACGTGACCACGATGGATCAGAACATAAAATATAAGGATCATTTTCAATACCTAACAATTTAGATTGGATATCTTTTGGTATGATCGAATCCAATTTGATAGGATTATATGTGGAACTATATCTGGTATTCTATCAAAATTATCTAAAAGGAATTTAGATTCAATATATACTTGACCATCTATATAAGTGACCCTACATTTTTCCTTTTTGGGTATTTTAATTAAATCCCTATCAATCACATAACCACCATTTTTATTACCATTAAGCCAACGAACGCTTATCAAAGTAAAATGACTTATAGAATAAACAAATCCATAACAATCTCTTGGGTTATTAGTGGATTCTGAATACCTAGTATTTTCACTATCCATTCTGACTAAATCCCCTATTTTTATTTCACTATCCATTATGTTTCAATTTCAATTTTTTCGAGTATGTTTGGTAAAATTAATGATTTAAGATCCTCACCATCTACTGTAAAATCAGTATTATAATAACAATTCACATATTCTATTTTACCCTTATTATGGACCAATTTTTTAAAATGATCAAAGAATTCTCTTACTTTATCATTTAATTTACGATCATTAGAAGATAAAACACACTCATTTAAAAGAAACTTAGATTTAATGGATATACCATCATCCCCATAGATAACTTTACTTTTTTCCTTTTTGGGTATTTTAATTAAATCCACATTATCATAAGCATTATTATATGGATTCTCTCTGCGTGTATTATGATCAATAGATTGACCCCATGAGTGACTTCTCTTAATCCACTGAACCCCAAATGAACCATGAAAAAGCTCTCTTGAATCAACTACAATTCCATAGCAGTCTCTTGGGTTATGATACCCCTCTTCATAAATGGTATTTTCAGAATCCATTCTGACTAAATCCCCCATTTTTATTTTATTATCCATTACATTAAATATACTAAAAAAATCACACATTCAAAAAGAAGAGTATGTTTTTTAATAAATACTTTATGGAAATTAAATTAGAAAATATTAAATCATATTGTGTGCATTTAAAGAAGAGGAAAGATAGGGAAAAAAACATGATCAAAGAATTAAATTCTTTTACTGATAATTGGGAAGTTTTTGATGCTATAGCTATGTCTCCAGGATATAAAGGAACTTCTGAGAGTTTCAAGTCAATTATTAGACAAGCTAAGTCTAATAACTTAGAACACGTTTTAATTTTTGAGGATGATGTTAAATTCACCTCGAAAAATTCGAAAATTAAGTTCCAAAAGGCTATTGACTCACTTCCAGAAAATTGGGATATATTATTAGGTGGTGTATATCATCTAACTAATAAAGAGATAAAGGCAAATGGTCATATTTTGAAGGTAGATGATTTCTCTTCCCTACATTGTACTTTAATAAACAAAACAGCTTATGATGCAATACTTCAACATAACTATAAAGGATCTAAACACTTAGATAGATATCTTGGTAAATTATCAAAAGAAAATAAAATAAACGTATATCTAACTTACCCAATGGTAGCTATTCAATATAATACCTTTTCTGATAATGTTAAAAGATCTGTTAATTATGATAAGTTACTTGAGAAGTTTGAATTGTTTGAATATAAGAAACAAAAAAAGAGTTATTAAATTAATCCGATGGGTAATATTAATCTAATTACCCATACCATTTTTAATTTTCTTAGTTATTCCTTTGACCCATCCATCAATAATGTATGTATCAAGCAATTCTTTATTGATTTTTTTATTTTTACCATTCCTTGTTATCCAACAAGTACCCTTTCCCTTAATCCATCCATCAATAATGTATGTATCAAGCAATTCTTTGTTAATTTTCTTATTCTCACCATTCTTTACTATCCAACAAGTACCATATTGGGAATTTAATTCACCCATACCAGTACCTTTCTTAGATACCCTTCCCTTAATCCATTCATCAATAATGTATATGTCAAGCAATTCTTTATTGATTTTTTTATTCTCACCATTCCTTGTTATCCAACAAGTACCATATTGAGAATTTGATTCACCCATACCAGTACCTTTCTTATCTTCGGACATTTTTTTCTTTGTTTCATCAGAATGTTTTTTACCATTCCAATCATAATAATTATCCTTAGTCCAAGGTTTTAACTTACCCTCTTTAATTAATCTTATGGTATTAGCCTTAGCTTTTTCAGTAATCATTTTTCGGAATTCATCATCATTATGTAATCTATATAAATAAGCGTCATTACCCGCTTTGGAAGCTCCTCCAGTCCCACCAACTCTCATATTCATACAATCAACTTTGGATATTTCATTTAAACTAACTATTTCACATTCTCTATCACTTAGTTCTATCCTATCCTCACAGAATTCTAATATTTCCCTTGTGAAATTAACTTTACCATGTTTACGCATAGCTAATCTTAATCGGCAAAAGAAATTGTTGAATTTGTGGATATTTACTTAGCTCTGGATGTCCAAAAATTTCAAAGGTTGGTAGATGAGTTGGTAGATAGGTTGGTAGTTGGGTTGGTAGATAGAGCGAAAATATTATTTTTCTCTTTAGTTATTTTGTTCTTGTCTGGATGTTTTTTCGTATATACACATAAATTTGTAAATGGGCGTAAATTGTTGTAAATATTTCTATCTCAAAAATAATAAGCCCCACTACCCATATACCCATCATCTAAATCATCAGTTGAGTGCATACCGATATAATACCTACCGCTAAGTGTATTAATCGTTTTATAAATGAAGTGATGTTGGGTGAATTTGCGTGAAACAAGGATTTGCAAAAAATCTTTTCTTGCCATTTTTATACCTTGTTATTTTATAAAGTATATATAAAATAACAAGGTACATAAATGTGTTTAGTGGAGATGATGGGTCTCGAACCCATGTCTCATCTAACATTAAAAATGATTTCTACAAGCTTAGTTTATTTATTCTAAACAAACAAATATTTATTTTTGTTTCAGAGAAATAAAAAACTCTGTGTTACATATTTTTATTACAGTAAAGTAACCAACCTGCTTTTGAGTTTATCGTAGTATTTACAAATAGACCTAGTTCTCCAACTAGACTGAAACTGCTTCCGCAGTTTCATTAACTACTGTTAATACGTCAGCTACTGAGCCGACTTCATTCGTGTTTGCAATTAAGCATTTTCCTACTAATTTATTAATCGGACACATTAATAGAAAATCCGATACCTGCTTACTACTCTCAATTGTCAGTGATCTATTCCAAGTCACCCCCATATGTCAAAGAACTAATTTCTTTTAATTAGTATTGTTTTTTATTGTATAACAAATATACATCAAATGTTTAAAAATAAGAAATATTTCATTACTTATTTTCTATTTTATCTAAATATAATTCTAAATAAGGTGAATATAAATCTATTTCTGATTCATAATCATCTTTAAGAATTATTTCAATTTGTCGATAAGATATTAAAATATTTTTCAATTCCTCTAAATTTGTTATACTGATATTCACAGCAATAGTAAAATTTAATTTTTCCTCTAATATCTCTATGTTTTTACCTTTAACATCTCTAGATTTTAAAATCTTTGAAAATAAATCTTTTAACTTTTCGACTCCTTTCATTACTTATATATTATTTCAAATATTCGATTATTTTCTCTTTTCTACCACATTGTTTTATACCCTCATTTTGTATAGGACAATAAACAAAATTATCTAGCTTCATATATAAATCATCAACTGCTACCCACTTATCAATTTTATTATTATCTAAAAACCTTTTAATTTCAATTTCTCTTTTTTCTGATAAATTACCCCTAAACATATACAAATCATCCATTTTTGGATCAAAAACCTCCATATTTGGAGTACATCCTATGGGTGCTTTAGAAATACCTTGTGATAAATAATACTCAGATAGTTCCTTTAAATTAGCGTGTAATTTCCAATCAGAAGACACTATAATCTCACAATCAGTTTCTTCTATAATAGAATTTAAAACATCAATAGACTTTTTATCAAAATCATCAAAGGTGAAATTGATAGGTATTTTAGTGATATTGGGATTTTCCTTAATGAACCTTTCCCTTTTCTTATGCCTACCACCCCAGTTGTTACTTAAACATATAACACCATCATTATCTAAAAATAAAACTTTCATAACTATTAATTTAATTTAATTTATTATTACTATTTACTAATCAAAGCCCCATCCAATATAACACATTAACCCAAAGCAAGTTAATTGTATACTTAAAAAAATCAATGATATATAAATTAATGGATCTGGTATAATTATTACAATTGGTATCATTGCTCCCCATCTAATAAATCCTTTATATTTTTTAAATTTTGTTTTCATATCTTAATACTTTTCCATAAAGATATGGAATTTTACCGAAACTACCAAATTTTAAATAAACTTTATAACAGTTACTTTTTTGGAAATTTTTCATGACCTAGCTTTACTTTATACTTGATATACTCGTATAGGTTTTTAGTATTATTCTTTCTCATATCCTTTGATAGTTCATGTGTTATATATCTTCTATGTTCGTAGGGTTTGGATTTACCGTTATGTACATCATTAGATACTGCACTTATATAATCAGTTATCGGAAAGTCATTCTTTTTAAAATCATCATTTATGTAGTATAAATAGTTCTTTCTATCATCATCGGATTTCTTATCGATATATTCGATGAAATCATCAAAAGTATTTTCTCTCGCCTTTAATCTATCTTTAAATTCTTCTATCTTACTGAGACCTTTTATTAGACTATCTCTAAGATCTTCATCAGCATAAAATAATAATGATAATATTCTCGTCATTTCTATCATTCTACTAACATATTCCTCTTCATCTTCTGGTTCATCAACTTTCAATTTACTAATATTTACTGATTTATTAGTTAATTCATGGTCAAATGCATCTTGATTATTATAAAAGTAAATTGGTATATCCAATTCATTAGCATTATCTAATATCTTCATCATTATTTTATAATCATATTCAAACCTATATTCATCCTCACTGAATAATACACTTATAGAGTCTATATACTTATTAGCATTTTTAATTAATGGTTCATCAGTCATTAATCTATCCTCTAATTCATCTTGTCTTGATACATGCTTTAAATGTGCTTTACTACCGGCAGCAGCATAATTTTTATATATTGGATCTTTTGGATCTTTTGGTCTTTGCCAGTAATCAACCCTAGTGCCTTTATAATTTTGGTTTAATTTATCACCATTTAAGTTTAGTCTAACTAATCCTCTTTTTGGTAAACTAGCACCAAATCCTATCTCGGAATGTCTAGATGAAGTAGTAGAAAAGAAATAAAATTTATCCTTGTTCTGATTAGCATCTGCTCCTGTTCCCATGACCGGTGTGGACTGTAGAACATTTTCTGAAAGAATGTTGTCTAAATTAGTCAAATATGTGAAATGGAACACTTTTTTACTAAGTGATTCATTTATAAAATAATCATATTTCTGTAATTTTTTCATGACTTATATATTATTATATATAAGTCATTCCTTAATCATCCAGTATCTTAATTCCTTCAGATTCTTCAATTTCATTTAAAGAGTTATCTGATATAAATAACAATTCTTCATCTGTATCACATCCAAATAGATCTTCAAACCTATCTTGAATTTCACACTCTTTTAAGATATATTCAGTATTATTATCAAATAGGGCAAATGGTAATACTTCAACTAAATGAACGTTTGTACTCTTTTTAAATTCGTAACGAATTTTTATATCTTCGAATTGATGAATTAATTCTTTTAATTTATTAGTTATAAATTCATCCCTTTGTAATTTTCCCATATATTTAATTAATTAATCAACAAGTATTTCAATAGTATTTTGATTTACTTTAACATCTATATCGCTTTTAAATTTATTGAATGTCTCTACTAAAGCTTCTATTTCAGTCAATAAAACCTCACTTGAAGTATCTTCAACTGTTAATGATATACATAATTTACCATCTTCCTCATGTATAGATTTCCCATTTATAAATTCTAAAGATTCTATATGTTCAATTATTTCCTCTTTTTCATCATATAAATCTTCATCTATACCTAAACTTCTTCCTATATCTAATTCATCCCATTTAACATTTATAGAAGCTTCACATAACCTTTCAAGGAAACTAATATTCTGACACTCTCTATGTGTATGTTCGTTAAAATAACCAACACTTATATTTGTACACTCTGGTATTTTATCTATAAAAATAGCAGAGTCAGTATAAATACCAGTGGGATCATCAGTCATAACCAATCCATTTTTACCATATTGTTCTGATAAATCACTTACGAATTCCTTTGAACAGCAGTTTCTACCCATCTGTCTACTTATAATAGAATTAAATGCTCTACGATCAAATGAAACCATTCGTTTAACATCACTTAGAAATTTAAATTTTTCGAAGTTATCTGATAACCTACCAGACCCAACTAATCCAACTTCTTCACCAACAAAGAAGTAATATATACCTGGTACTTTATTCTCCATCATATAGAGTAGTACTACCACACCTGCTTTATCATCAGCTCCTAATATAGAAGTGCCATCAGTTCTTATCCATTCATCACCATTCTCATCTTTATCAAAAATATGAGTTACATCTTTTTGGTTCATGTCTGCTGTATCTAAATGAGCTGAGAATATAGTGTCTGAGTCACCTATTACTTTATAATAGTTACCAAATGGATCTTCTGTTAGACCATCAGGCAATAGTTTTAATACTTCAATATCCTGTGGGTGAGGATACGTTTTTGAAGTTAGTTCTATAAATTTTTCTTTAATATTCATATATCTTTTGTTTTATTACATCATTTACTAATAGTATAGTAAAAAATAATACTTTTGTTTTTAGTATTCATATCTCATCTTCAAAACATGAGTTGGTTTATATCTTCTTATTTTATTTAGTAAATAATGATTTTGTTTTTTAATATATACATTATAAGATTAAAATAGAAATTATGGCGTTAACTAAATTCTCAAAAAAAATAGTACATATTGCATCAGTAACTACTGCAATTACAATAATATGTGGTGCATTAGGATGGATATATAACGAATATCAAGACCATAAAAGTAATTCCGAAGAACAATTAGAAAAAAATATAATCCGATTAATAAAAGATAATGAATCCATAGTCATTGAAAAAATCGATAGCTTGAATAATAGGTTAAAAAATATTGAGGGTGATGAGATGTTTGCTGTTGGGTTCAGGTCTAATGGTGAAGATTTATATTATAGGGATGTGAGTGGTAACCTACATGAAGTTTATCTTGATGAAGAATACCAACTTTATTATTATATGGAAGATGGTGAGTTTATATATTTATAAATATCACTTTTTGTATGAAGAAACACCTCCACCAGATGTCTTATAAACTAATTTATCCAAATCTTCTTTATCTGTTACTTTAGCATTCACTATCTTTGTTGTTTGGGATATTTTTTCCAATTCCCCTATATTAATATCCATATCACATTCAATTAAGGCATAAATATCCAATTGTGTTTCTTTTTTAACCTCAATTAAATTGAATTTATAATCTAACCTATTTTTATTAAGAATATAAATAATATCATTTATTATATTTTTAAATATATTTAACTCATCATCTATATTAATATTTGGATTTCTTATAATAAAAATATTACCATCCTTGCCATATTTTTCTATTTCTAATTTAACATCACCAAACCCCCTAACATCTAAGTTAAAATGACCAACTTTGGATAATGGATCTACTATTAGGTTATATTTACTAAAAATAGTTTTATATAAATAAACTTTCTCTAAAATAAAATCACCAAACCTTTCAATCCTATTTATTTTAATGTTTTTCATTTCTTTATTGTTTGTTTTCTTATTATTATTTTATATATTAAGTGCAAAATTTTAAATTATGTCCGATAATAATAAAATAATCATATTAGATTTAGAAAATGTTATAATAAATACAATATATCCTAGTATAGAATTACCTAGTTATCAACAAGTAATGAATGGGGCTAAAATATTAAATGGGGAGGCTTTAACTTGTAAACGAAACCACCTTGATACATTCTTTAAATATCTATTTAATAATTTTAAAGTTGGTATATGGTCATCTTCTAAACATAAAGATTATATAGATGGTACAATTGATGTTTTAGGAATTAAAGATAAAATAGAATTTTCATATTCAATAAAAAAATGCACACTCAGACATTATGAAATTTGCGGATTTGGTTATGGGACGCATAGAATAAAAAGTATTAATAAAATAAAGGGATATAATAAAGAAGATATATTATTCATAGATAGTGAGCCAAACTGTGCTTATGATGGTAATGTTTTAAACATCAGAAAGTATAATGGGTGTGATGATGATACTTTATTAAAAGTTATCGATATCTTAGAATCATTTAAAGGAGTAGGGATTAATAGTGATTATAAAGGAGATGTTTCTTATAGTATGTAATTAAACCTTCTTATCGAAAATATAAAGATCATATTTAGAATTACCTTTAACCCTTTTGATCTTTTTTAAAGATGATCCATCCACACTATCTAAAACCCTATACGTACCCACGGTCTTATTGTTATCAGAGTCTATTAATTTAATAGTATTTCCTGGTTTACCAATCGCTCCTAACATAGCAGCATATTTATTACCATAAACACTTTTAAGAAAACTTATTCTAAGATTGTCGATATCTTTGGAATTTTCCACATATTGATTATCAAACACATCATTTAGATCTAAGATACTATCAGTATCTTTAGCTTTCACTATAGCAAATTTCTTACCATCTTTTTCTAAACTAACTTCTTCTTTACTTTGTATTTTCTCTTTATTAACTAATGTTTGTTGATTTTTCCTTATTCTATTGAAATCTGCTTTAGCAATTATACCACCTATCATCCCCTTATCGTTAATCTTATATCCATCAGGGGGTAATCTATAAAACGATCCAGTAAAGGTCATTGAAAGTATCCTATCTACCCTGAATAACCTCCATACTTTATTAACGTGTCTGTTTTGTGAGACTGACCAACCATTTAAATGGTGACCTCTTAATAAATATTTCTGCTTTGATGATTTACCAAGTACCATTGGATATATAACCCTTTCGTGACCGGAGAAGTGATCATCTTCTGCACCTTTATAGTTAATAAGGAATATCATACCATATTGAATAGCTTTAATTAAAAGATCTTTTGATGGTTTCAATGGTTTATTCACTGGAACATCACTAAATATTTCTATATCCTTCAAACTGAATCTAGGAACATAAGCATTATCTTCATTTATAAGCATTTTTTGATTTAAAATGTATTCCACATCATGATTATTCCAATATTCTTTAGTATTTAAAATTGAGTTACCCATTAGATTTATATATTAAATTTCCATACTACTTCCATGGGAATTTTAATAAAATAATTAATGAAGTTGTTTTTTTGTGGGTTTTAAGTGAGTGAAATTTAATTCTTTATTTAGATCAACATTATAACCTTTCATTTTACGAAACATTATTTGAGTTAATGTCTCATCATCATTAAATAATTGCCCATTATCATGTAGTTTTAAACTATCATAAATAGATAGTAAAGCAGATAAGGAATTCTCATATTTATTTTCAATACGTTTAGTTCTCTCTTCTAACCATTCTATATATGTAGTCCATTCAGATGAAGTATCCATGTCTTTTTTATATTCTTCCATTAAACCCATAATTTTCTTTAATTTTATTTAATTATAATATCTCATTATGTAACTGATATAACCTTTTGTATATGATGGGATATAAAATCCCACAACTTTACCCTCTTTCTTTATCTGCATTTTACCTTCTCCTGTATTATATTCAGCTAAAGTATATTCCCAAGACATACAATCCTTTTTACCCCTACATCTCCATTTTTTATAATTCTTATTTAGTTTATAACTACCTATTATAATGTTATTTTCCCTTGTGTGACCACCGGTTAAATTAAGTTTATTGTAATATGATCTGAAAGTCTGTGGCATTAATTGCATATATCCAAATGCTCCAGATGATTTGTTAGGTATAAATGAAAAACCGGATTCCATATCAATTAACCTAAAATATATAGTATATGGTATATTATATTTATCAGCTTGCTCCACCATTAGGTTTAATGTTTTATAATCAACTCTAGATAAATTAACTTTAAAATCATCTAAATGAGCTTCCTTATAAATTAAAAATTCCAAATATTCTTTAGAATCTAAATAATCTTCTAAAGAATCTATTTCATGGTTCTTACTTGAAATGATGGAATCTTTATGATCTAAAGAAGTGATGTATTTATCCCTATTTTCTACTACATAATCTTCCAAATTATATATTTCCTTTTCTCTCATACTATACCCTATCATCATAAAACACAAGAGTATTATCCATAATATAGAAAGTGGCACTGGATTAATTTCCTTTATTCTATCAATAAATATTTTTTTAGTAAACATAATAATTATATCACACAATTTAAAAAAGTTTATTTAATATATATTATATAAAAATAATTATTTATATGAATAAATTCAGTAAAATAACAAAATCAAAAGTAAACCAAAAGCCAGAAATCAAAGAAGAGGAAGGTGACTTGGAAGAAAGAACTCTGAAATATACTATAAGTAAACTAATTAATGATTTTTTGAAAATTAGAATAGAGGGACCAATCGATCCTATACTTGAAGGAACTATTAAAATCGTTGGTAAGGATGTGTTTATTAGTGCTATTGTGGATTTATTTAAAGATAAAGATGTAATGGATTCCTTGAAAGTTTTACAAGAAGCTAAGTTTAATGGGTTGGATAATAATATATCTAAATATGAAAATATATTAAATGAACACCAGTCTCTTTCAATGTTAAAAAAACATGATAAAAGGATAGATGATATAATTAGAAGGGCTGATGGGGATCATGATAAGGCTATAGAAATAACCCAAAATCAAGCTGATAAAATAAAAAATGGAGAGAAAGCTTTTTACCGAGCGTTATCAGCGGAAAAAATATTATCATTATATAATTCCATTGGTTCTGAATTATCAACAAAATTATATTCTAAAAAAACACTTAAAAAGATAGCTGAAATTTTCAACCATAGATCAAAACAATTAGGATTTAAAAAATAACGACTCTTATATATGAAAAAAATTAAAATAACTCCAGATAATATAAATGATTTTTATGATAAAATTAATGAATTAATAGATTCATATTTTGAGTCATGGAAAATTAAACCGTCTTCTTTAAAAAGGTATTTAAAGCCTGGGAGTATTGGTTTGAGAAAATTTATAGATAGGAATGATTTAAATAATATTATGAAAATAGAAAAGATCATAACAGATGTTGTAGATGATAGACATGGTATGGAAAAAGATGGTGTACTCAAATTTGAGAGCTTTGAAACTAGCTTCTTGAATTATACGAAACAGGGAAATGTCAAATCTGGGTTTGAATCACCCGATATTGAAGAAGATGATAATACATCTTTTTGGACACATCCTATTTTTGAAAATATTGAGAAATCAAATATAGAATATGAGAAATCAATATGTGATAAATATAGAATATCTTTAGGTCATGTAAGTGTTATAGATTTAGATAAACATACCTATGAAATAAAACACTCAAATGGTAGTTTAAGAATTTTGGTATTATCAGATAAAGATATAGAAGTGATTATGGGTAATTTCAAAGATCTAATATTAGATAGAATTTATGATAAAACAATAGATATGAAAGATGTTGATTTTAAAATTAATTTAAAAAGTATCTTAGGAGAAAAAGAAGATTTATTAAAGGAGATTAATATTGATACTGACCATATAATTAAGGTAATTAGTGATTTATTACAAAATGATGATTTTGATTATAACGGTAAACTTAATGATTATTATTTTTGGAATGAATGATTATGGAATTTACAATAGAACAAACAAATTTGTTATTCGAAATAACGGAACACCACATGAAGTGGTATGTTAAGTTCTGCAATGATATACCAGATTTCAAAGATCTTATTGAAATAAACCACTTGAAAATAAAAAAACACTTTTTTGGTTTACATGATTATACAGAGGACGAAATTACTGACCAACTATTAAAATTAAAACAAAAATATATTGATATGGTAATTAATAAAAAATGATTATTCATCATACCTTACAAATCTTTTTAATTTTTATATTATAATATTGAAAAATACTAGTGTTAAAACCGAAAGATGATAGACACCTATTCAATTTAACCCTTGATGTCTTTGAGTTAATAGAATCTTCAATTATTTTTTCTTGAATTTCATTTGATGTTACCATCTTTTTAACATCTTCATCTCTAGGTCTTATTATCTCATTCCTTATTAATGATTCTTTAACAGTCCTATAGTTATTTAATATCCGTATTACATCACTTGATCCGTATTTAAAGAGTGGTGATTTAAGTGTCTGATCCAAACACATTGATTTAATCGCTGTATAAGAACCACCTAAACCTTTTAGTATATATAATCGTATATCTAATTTATAAACTAAAGGTATCCCATTATCATCAGTCTTATCACCATAATGGTCACAAGCTATAAGATATTCAGCAGACTTATTAATCCCTAATAATGGTATATATTCAATTTTCTTATTTTTAAAGTATCCATAATATTTTGGATCAGATACTATTATCCTCCATTTTTTACTCCGAATTATTTTTTCATAAATACCCTTACCTCTCAAATTTTTATAAAGGTAGAAAATATGATACTTTTGATTGTTCTTTTTATAAGTAGCAAGTACGCCTAAGTTGGTTATCTCTTCAATATCACCTAGCCGAAACCCTTCAAGGTTTAATTGTAATGTCTTACGTTTAAAGTATTTCAAAGATCCTCTGAATGTACTTTCATTAGTGAATATTTCCATATTATAAAGAATTAAAATTATTTATTCTTTCCTTAGATATTAACATACCTAATTTTTTACCATCCTTTGATGGGTTTTTTATTTTACCATTATTATTCTCAATACCATTCTTATCCATTAATTTTTTAGAATCAATAGTTGGATCGAACTTTAAGAAACTTTTGATAATTTCCTTATCATTCAATCCCATTAGGTTAATGAACTCTTTAGTGATTTTATCTGAAATGTTGAACCTTTCTTTTCTCATTTTCAAGTTAACTGCTTTCTTACTCATTTCCAACCGAGTCATTTCAACAAATAAAGATGTTTCTTGAGTTATATCTTTAGGAAACTTCCACTCATTAACCATAATTGATTTAAAGATATCCATCCCCTCATTGATTAATATTTGAGACAAGCAGATACTCAACTTGTTTGTTGATGTATATTTACTTATATCAAATGTACCAAAACTGATACCAGGGAATAGTATATCCCACATTTTAAATTCATTAATAAAACCTAAGTATGTGGTGAAATCCGGAGATGTCTTAAATGATTTTACAAACTCTTGAATTATCCTTTCTTGGGAAACACCATTAGGTCTCTCAGGAGTGGAATTTCGGTATAGATCTTTATTCCCATTAATGGCTTTTTTGGTTTCTTCATCCATTACACTATCATATCTACAAGCAAATCTAAATATTCTTTGGATTCTTAAAGGATCTTCTTTAATTCTTTCATCAGGATCACCAACCATTCTAACTTTTTTATTTTTCAGATCATCAACCCCCCCAACAAGATCAATTACTTCACCCTTAGATATATCATAATAAAGAGCATTAAAGGTAAGGTCTCTTCTTTCAGCATCTTGTTCAAGAGTTACACCATCTACCACGATTTTACCATCATGTCGAGTGTTAAAAGAAGCTATCTCGATACCTTCCCTTTCCCCAGGGATATAGATAACTACAACCGCAAAAGATTCACCCTGTAAGTTAATCCTCCACTTATTATTTAAAATGTATTCATTAGCTTTTTCTTTTTTAATTCCGAATATTTCAGAGAACATTTCAACTACCTCTTTTGGTGTAGCATTTGTAGCAACATCAAAATCTTTAGGTTTTCTCCCATCAATGAAATCTCTTACAGCACCACCAACTAAATATAACTTATACCCACCTTTCTCAAATATAGAATTGATAAGTTTAACTACCTTTGGTAGTGTTATATTAAATTTAAATTGATTTCTTTCTCGTATGTATTTCATTATATTATTGGTTTATTTTTTTTTGTTTGAATCTAACTTTACAAGATTGACCATTTATATTCCTCATCCCATAAAATTGTTTATTTTTCAACATCTGTTTTATATATACTAATTTCTTACCATTTACCTCCTTCCACGAAGAAACTCTAGAAGTTGATCCCTCTGAAATATGAGGGAAGTACCCCATTCTAGTGATGCCATATTTTTTAGCTGGCTTTGGATCGAAATAAACTAGTTGAATTTTCAACTCATCTTTGATGGTTTGAGTAATCTCATCTATACTTTTTGCTAAATGTTCCTCTATATAGTTAAGACCTCTATATCTATCTTTACTGTATCTAGTCATATTTTTTATTTTGGGTTTGTAATTATTAATTATATATAAATATACCAATTATATTTATCATATACAAAATTTAATATATAAATTATGTTACTAAAATTTAATGAATTCAAAACTGATAATACTTTTGAATTAAAAAATAATAATGATACCATATTTAAATCTGATGATTTAAAAGATTTACTTGTAAATGGAATTGGAAATCATTTAAATTTCACAGAATATGAATTGATGGATCTAGAAGATGAGTTGACTTTGGCGATGGGGGAAAATGGTATCTTATTTGAAGATGATATATCCAAAAAAGATATAGTGAATTTAAACATAATAGTAAAAACTTTTGATGGTGATTTTAAAATCCAACACAATACTAACATCAATGAAAATACTGATGATGGTGATTATATTAATAATAGTAATATAGATGTGGATGATATAATAGAGGTTATTAATAACAATGGGGTTATATATACTAATATTGTCGATAACTATCCAGACCATAATGAAGATGATCCCCTAACACCTGTTAGTGTAGATGGTGGAGAAGTTTTAGTTTATATAGATGGTGATATACACCATGTAGACTTAAAATATATAAAAAGTTATGAACTATGACTGGGTTTATTGATATAATACTTAAATAAAATAACCACTATAATGAAAGTTTTTAATAAAGAAGATGTTGAAAAAATAAACGAGAAAAAGGAATCTAATGATAGATTAGAGGAATTTTTCAAAGGTAAAAGGGACGAATGGAATAAAAAAGTGGATGATGTTTTTGAGACTATTAAAAGTAATAACATGAATTCGTCTGAGTTTAAAACTATTATTGATTCTCAAGCTTTAGCTCTTTCGTATATTCAACACCTTAATGACCAATCTTCTTTTTTCTTAAATAAAATGAGTAAGGCTACTACAAATGTAAAGCTATCTAAACAGGAAAAGTTTATATTTTATTCAACTGGGTTTGGGATGAAAACTAATTTAGGTGAAAAGAAAATACTTATAGATTCACACCTTTGTCAAGAAGATAGAGAGTTAGAATTGATAGAAACACATATTGATTTTTTGAGAGAAACCGTTAAGAACTTACAGTCATTTAATTTTTCAGTAAAAAATATTGTAAATTTAATGGAATTTTTAGGTAAGTAATTTATTTAAAACTATTTTTTCTTTTCTACTTAATTCTATTTTATTATAATATATCTTATCTTGAATAGGATCATAAATTATATCCTTTTTGGATTTTATACTATTATTTAAAGAGAAACTATCATTGAATGGACATACATAATATATCAAACAACCAAATGTCCTTTCTCTTGACTTTTTGATAAATTCAGAAAAATCTTTAATATCAAATATATAATCTTTGTAATTTTTACTTAATAACTTCATTATTTCTTTTGTTTATAAAACTATTTATAAGTGCCTTTCCAGTAAAAAATCCCTCTAAAAAGTCGAATAAGAAGAGCTATTGGGGATAGTAGTATATTAAATATACTGAGGTCAGAGGCGGAATTTCTACCCCAAAACCAAGGATGTTGTAAAGGGTTTGATCTAGTATTATCTCTATACCAATCATGTTGCCATGTATTGAACACCCCGTAAGATACCCAAATAACAGCGATTAAAATTATTTCTAAATTTACCATTTCTATTTTATGAATTTATCATTTAAATTGAATTTAACCAAAAAAATCTGATAATCAAAAAAGATCCTCTTATAAAATAAGAGGATCTTAGGACTAATTGGATACTATCCAACCCCACCACTTAGTTAAGATAGTAACTAAGAACTAATATAGTATATTACATTATACATTATTAGTTGTCAAAAAGGATTGAATATCGTTTTGATCCACAATCATATACTCTATAATACCCTCTCTCTAACATTATTAAGCGTTCGGTTTTATTATTATCATACCCCTCTTTGACTAAAATATCCTTTCTGAAATTAAATCGATTCAATCGATTCTTATCACTCTTAACATAATAAAAATTCGGAACGGTATTTTCATTAAATTCGAATCCCAATTTTTCATATAAATTACCATTACTCCATCTACGATCAGCATAACTGAGAATATATTTAGGTGAATGGTTTTTCATGAAATATTCAAATAACCTAGAAGCTCCACCCACAACAGATGTGTTTAATTTATTACAAAATCTCAATAGTTCAAAACTACCTTCTTTTGATGTTTGACCCATATTTTTTCTCAAATTACCAAAAGTCATAAGAGATACTAACTCATCATTATAAAAGAGTCCCAATTTAATTCTACTGCCCACAAATCCCTGGGTATGATTTCCCAATAGAAATTCTCTTATTAGTTTATTATCATCAATTTTCCTTATTTCGCATTTCCTAGCATATATCTTATTAGACCCTCCCAATAAATTTAATAATCTAGATTTAATAATATCTCTTTTGAAGAGCCATTCATCCTCGAATATATGGATTAATTGAACTCCATAACTCTCACATTTATTACTTTTATCTGAATGGTAATTATCCTCCTTAAATAATTCGGAATGCCAGTATAGTCCATTATATTCTATCCCCAATTTTAATTCTGGTAGGTATATATCTATCTCCATCCCATCTAATACCATTCTATCATTATGGATTACCTCACCGGTGTAATTATCCTTTATGAATTTTAAAATATTAATCTCTTCTATTGATTTAGATGATATACCCATACACTCATTACAAATAGTGATATTGTTCCTCAGTTTTAAATTTAACCAACTTCTACTTATTGTGAAATCATGCCCATCCATACATCTAAGATCATATGTATCTCCCACATTAGATAAAATATGATATCCCATATCCCTTAGATTATTTTCCCTATCTATGATATTATTATCCATCATAGTCTCCATGGTTTTCTTTTTTATTTGTGGATTTTTTTGTGGATTATCAAACCCAAAAATCAACAAATTTGTTTTCTTTATCTTCTCTCTTATCTCTATTGATCCCAATGGAGATAAGTGCCCAAATCTATCTAAATTTGTTTCTTCTATTTTTTTTCTTATCGATGGAACGGATAGGGTTTCATAATATCCATATTTTTCGAAATTATTCTCCTTTCTTTTATTTATAACTTCCATAGATTTAGTGGGGTTATAAACTCCATATCTTTCGAAAATAGAATTTGACATCTTTTCTTTAATCGTATCTACTTGTGTGACATATTCCTTACCATATTTATCTAAACAGGTTTTCTTTTTTGATAATTCTCTAACTTCATTAATACACTTCTCATCCCCACAAGTTTTCCTATACCCATAACAATGATACTTTCGGTTCTTATCACATATACACTTCTCTATTTCAGTTATACCTTCTTTATAATGATAAATCATCTGCATTAATGTTATATCACCAATATAAATTATACCAAGATAGTTACATATAACTTCTATAACCTCATCAGACCTATTCCTGAGAGCCTGACATATTTGATTATTATTACTACTTTTGTTTATTATCCCATCTATATAATCCCTTGTTACCATTCCCGATCTGACCTTTGTTAGTATATATAAAAAGAACTCCATATGTTTAAAACATATGGAGTTCTTTTACTTTACTTTATTTTTTATTATTTAAACATACATTTGATCTAATCTTTTAAATCTATCCTTTACCATATCTTGTAGTTTCAAACGACCATTCCTGATCTGAGATTTAACAGTTGATAGATTTTTAGGAGTTCTACATTTAAGATGGAATTTACCTTTCTGTTTTATTTTTATATGAGTTAAAAATGGTGTTTTTTTAGTATCACCCTCATATAAAGAAAAGTCAATTTCTACAATATTACCTTCTGAATCAACCACTTCATAAATACTACTTATTGGTTCGGGTAATTCTATTTTTTCATTTAATTGGAAATCATCAATAACCAGAGTTAAAACTTTATCTTCTCCTAATTTAGATGCTATATCACGATAACTCATTCTATCGACCTCACGCATTTTTATAACATTCCTATATGGTTTTTTTAAAGTTTCTATACTTTCCATCATTATCTCAGCTTTCTTAACATCCAAATCTCTCTTTTCCTTATTTAACTGATCTTCTATATCATTACCTGATATAAAATCTTTTATAGTTGTACCTTCTTCATCAATCTTAGTATCCATTGATATAGTAGGCATTCGTTTACTTTTTTTGATATTTTGAAATATATGATTTCTAGCTATTGTGAAGAGCCATGTTGAAAAACCTGCTTTTTCACTATCATACGTATCTATTTTCTCTAAACTATTTATAAATGATTCCTCAGCATAATCAACTGCTTGGTCTTCATCTTTACAAAATTTATTAGCGAAATATATTAATTTGGGTCTGTATTTATTATAGAATTCTGTGAAATCTTTCCCCGTCTTTTCCTTGAAGATTTGTATTTGTTTAGTTAAATCAACAGGATCTCTCTCTTTTTCTTTTTTCATCATTTAGATTACTTTTTTTTATCTGTATTACAGTATATTTGCCGTTTATTATTAATAATATTAAAATATTAACAAAATGTTTATTATATAATAAAAAAACCCACCTCCTTATTTAAGTTTAGTGGGTTTTTTTTTAATTAACCAAATATTAATTAAAAGTTAAAAACAAATGTTGAAGAATCATCTTCGAAGTCATTTTCACCTTGAATTTTATTCAATGATTCAATTACCCTTTCCAACTGTTCAATATCAACACCAGATTCTAAAATTTCTTTTGGTAGATAGTCATTTACTCTTTCAAGTTTAATTGATCCACCTTTAGATAAGGTTTTACCTAAGTATTTAGATTTAACGGAATCTGATTTATGTATAAGTCCAGCATCTACTGATTTAACACCTTCTTTATTATGGATTAACCCTTTATGGTATTCGGATTCAACCATATCTCTCTTAGAGAATTCATCACCAGTTACTACACACTTAACCCTTTCATCATTAGGTGTCATATATCCACCTAACCTATCTTTTTCACATATTTTTTTATGGAAGTATTCATCCTTAATTTCAATACTCTCATCTAAATGGATATATGTATTACTATACTTTGACCATTTAGCCGTATTAGAATTCAAAACTTTACCATTAATAAAGTCAAACACTTTAGCCGGAATCCCATTTGAATGAGCTCTTAATTCAGAGTAATTTTCATTAGCTCTTTTGTTTGATAATGTACCCTTTTCATAATCAGGGAAACTAACTGTATCCATATATGGGTAATATTGTGATTGAAGATCTACCGATATTTCTACTCTTAAGTCCAATACGTCTTGGGTAGGAGTTATAAATTCATTTCGAGCATCATGTGATTGTCGATATTTTACGTAACAACCCTCATCTTTAGCCCATTTTTTAAATTTACTTTCTAACCAGTCATACGTATAGTAAATTCTATCCATGAAAGAACAACCCTCATCAATTTTTTTATGACCTTGATAAAATTTAACATTATCCCAAACGATTGCTCTACCTATAACTTTATTGTTTTCGGAGAAAGCCACAAGCATTGATACATTCTTATTGTTTGCATAAAAGTCTATCAACATATTTCTTTCCTTTGGTGACATACATGAACCTTTCATTGATCCTGTTGGACAATCAGGTTCATAGTTTTCATTAAGATAATACTTATTGATATCTTTACCACTCACTAATCTAATATCAACTTTATCCCTAATAGTAGATTGATATTGATTTATAAAAGACTCGATATCCCTTCCTTTCAGGTTATCTTCAATAAAAGATTTTTTGAAAATTCTTGAGATAATCTTTGATGGTTTAGCTCTAGTTCTAGCTACTTTTCTTGAAAAGAACTTCTCATCAAAAGTTTGTAACATTTCTTCTGTTACATCTGATTTCTTTTTCAAGTCCTCATCATACTCATTATACTTCACAATCTTTTCTGCTAGTTTTTCACTCTTCACATAAGAGATAAACTTTTTCGACTCTGTTGATACCGTAAAATAATTACAATAATCTTTCAATAGATCATTTTCTTCAACACCATTTTCTGAAACATCAAGTAATGTTCTAGCTACTAAAGATTTACTCTTATCATTAGATCCAACAATCTCTTTAAAAATTGTTACTAATTCTGGACTGATAAATATTTTTTTCATATTATTTAATTTGGTTAATTTATTTCTGTTTTAATTCCTTGTTATCAATTATAATTATTTATTATCTATATTCAAAATTTTAACTTCATTTTTCCATCTTTTAAATATAAAGTATATAAATACCCACCTATAAAACCACCTATATGGCAAAAATGGGATATACCATCATCTGAAAATGAGAATGCTTTAAATATTTCTACTATAAAATAAAGAATAACTAACCATTTAAGTTTAAATTTGAATGGTAAGAAAAATAATGATATCTCTTTTTTTGGGAATATTATTAGGGTTGATGCCATTATCCCACTAACAGCTCCTGATGATCCTATACTTGGATGCCCATGTATTAATGAATCGATAAACCAACCAGATAATCCACTTATTAAGTATAGAAATATTATTTTTTTTGTCCCTATATCCTCTTCAATACTATATCCGAATATTAAAAGAACTAACATATTAAAGAATAGGTGAGAAAATCCACCATGTAAAAACATACTGGTTAAAGACTGGATAATGTTAAAATCTTCAGAATAAAAGCTGAACCCATACATTTTAACCAAATCATGTTCGCTTAAAAATAGTGATATTATATATAATACCACATTAGCTATTAATACTTTAAATACAAATTTATTTAGATCTATACTTTTGAACATTTATTAATTATTTATAAGGATTTGTTGAATTGTAATTAGATTTTTTAGATATAGTATATTATTTTGTGAAAGTTTTTACTCAAAGATGGAAACTTTTACAAAATAATATACGATTTTGTAAAAGGGGACTTTAAAAGTTTAGAATATATCCTAATAAAGATCAAGAAATCTTGTTATCTAAACATTTTGGGTGTTCAAGATTTGTGTATAATCATTTTCTTAATGAACGTAAAGAACAATATCAAAAAGATAAAAAATCAGATAACTATTATGCTCAAGCAAAAACTTTAACAGAATTAAAGAAAGATGAATATTATAAATGGTTAAAAGAAGTTAATAGTCAGACTATCCAATTTTCAGAGAATGGACTTGTAAATGTAGTGAAACTCATGATAGGGATATTAATGCAAGTAAAAACATTCTAAAAGAAGGTTTAAAAATATATGGTGAGGGACTTGCCATTACAAAGGTGGAGAGTAAATCAGACTTCTGTGAAGAAGCACACTCTATGAAACCCGAAGCACATTAGTCTTTAGCTGTGTAGTTCATAAGGATTATTTCTTTATTGACTTTTAGAGATTCTGAATTTACTTTTGAAATAATATCATTCAATATTTTAGTATTGATGGAGTGGTCTTTTTTCATAGAAATGTATATTCTCTGTATTATCCACTTCCCATTCAATGTGTTTATCCAATTACCTTCTGCGTAATTTCTAATTTTAAAATCTAATTTATCATTAGACATTTTTATTATAAAAGTTATGATTTCATCTGTCTCCATCACTTTTTATTTTTTAGTATTATCCCACCACCTTCTGAAAAGATATCCAAAACTTTATATGATTTTGATTTACCATCAAATTGACAACTAGCAAAATGTCTACCTATTACCGTATTGAGATAAATATAGAATGGTACTTCAACATCAACATGAACACCTTCCAATTTTAAGAATGTATCCCCTTGGATCTGTTTTGTATTCTTACCTATTATTTTATAACACTTTGTCATACTTTTAAATATAATTAATTAGTCTTATCGATCCATTACCCCAAACCTTGATCATGATTCACATTCGCAATTCCAAACCCACCTTCACCTTCATCTTCATCCTCAAATTCTTCCTTTTCTAAATCCTCTGTAACATCTTCAATCTTTGGTAATTTGATAACTTTAAGTACATTGTATGAATAAAAAGACCCATCAACACTTTCTACTATTTCTAGTATAGCTTTTGATTTTTCTTCACTACTACCTTTTTTACTATCAATTATCTTACCTAAGACATACTCTTTATATTCTTTGATAATTAACGTATCCTTTTTGTTTTCTTCTAAGAAGGTTAATTTATCACTTATAGACATCATCTCACTCTTAATAGATTCATACTCGTCAAGTAAATCTTCTTTACTTGACTCATGTACCTCAAGGTCGTTATAAGCAAACCAAGCCCCACCAAGTTCTACACAAGTATACCCTTGGTTATTATAAGGTCCTGATATCTTAACAATAGTTCCAATTGGTTGGTTATGTCTAGAGTTATTACCAACTATAACACATTTAGTTCCTTTTTTTAAATTCCTTTTAACCATTTTTAATTTTTTATTTAAATTAATATTTTATTTTATGTAAAACAATATATTTTTTATTTTTGATGATTATTTCATCATTATCTTTTATTTTACGAAAGGGACTAAGTTCTTTACTTTTACCTTTCACTATAATAATCATAGAATTGGGTTTGAATTCCAATTCTATGATATCATTTTTATCAATTATCTCTCCCTTTTCGAAATCTATATTTGATTTATCAGTGAGTATTAGACTAAAGTTATGAGTCCTAATTGTGATTAAAGAAAACATTTTTAAATTTTATTCATTTCAGAATAATACTCATCAAACCCTTCTAGTAACTCATCAATAGTTGAATTTTTAGATTCTATAACTTCATCAATAAGACCGAAGTTTTTAGCTTCTGTTGAAGTATACCATTTATCTCTAACAACAGTCTCCATATATTCTTTAAATCCTTTACCACTATATTGTGCAAGTAATCTACCAAGAATATAATTAGCTTTTTCACCTTCTTTATGTGTTATCCGTGTATCTTGGATATTACCATGAGTACCATGTGATACTTGGTGACACATTACTTGTGAAAACCTTAAACTTGACCTCTTACCTTTTGTCCCTGCTCCTAAGAGTACTGACCCCATTGAAGCACACATTCCAGTATTAACAGTTGCTATGTCGGATTTTATATAATCCATGACATCAACAATCGAAAGACCACTTTTAACAGACCCACCTGGTGAATCTATATGTAGAGTTATATCTTTTTTCTCTGTGTCATCAAGAAACATTAATTGTGCTTGAGCTACTGTTGACATTCTATCATTAACTGGTCCAGCAAGCCATATAATTCTATCTCTCATCAATCTTGAGAAGATATCCATTTGAGTAACCCTCATTTTTCTTTCTTCTAAGATATAAGGTGTCATACTTGCTTCTATGCTAGGAACACTAGCATCTATACCAGATTTCACATCAAACCCAAAGTGTTGGTCTAAGACCCCCGCTTTAATGTTATGATGCTTTGTAGCATATTCATAAAATTCTTTATTTAAATCCATTTTAATTGGTTTATAAAAGAAGAAGTTTTATACTTCTTCTTTTGGGTTAACATTACTATCATCATTATCATCAGACTTAGATGATTTATTTGATCTCGTTTTTGGTTCAGTTATTTTAACTGTAACCTCTTCCTCCTTACTATCATATCCAATAGATATAACTGATCCTTCTGAAATTTTTGTATTATTTATCATTTCTTCTGCAACTACATCTTCAATATACTTTTGAATAGCTCTTTTTAAAGGTCTAGCTCCGTACTCTTTAGAAAATCCTTTCTCAACAATATAATTCCTAACCTTCTTATTGAATTTCATTTTAAACCCAAGTCCTTCAACTCTTTCTGATAATTTTTCTAATTCAATATCTATGATTTCTGATATATCTTTTTTATCTAATTTTCTGAACATAATAACATCATCAACTCTGTTTAAGAACTCAGGAGCGAATGCTTTCTTCAAAGCACTTTGGATAACACCCTTAGAATTTTCTTCTTCTTTTGTTTTTGATGACCCTGTAGCAAAACCTACACCTGTTCCAAACTCACTTAGTTGTCGAGAACCAATATTAGATGTCATAATAACAATAGTATTTTTGAAGTTTATTTTACGTCCTAAACTATCTGTAAGAGTACCCTCATCAAGTACTTGTAACAATAGATTAAATACGTCTGGATGAGCTTTCTCTATCTCATCTAATAGTATAATACTATATGGGTTATTTCTAACCTTTTCTGTTAATTGACCACCCTCATCGTGTCCTACATATCCTGGAGGTGCTCCGATAAGTCGAGATACTGAGAATTTCTCCATATATTCTGACATATCGATTCTAATCAAAGAATCTTTACCCTCAAACATATTCTCAGCTAAAATTTTAGCCAGTTGGGTTTTACCTACCCCTGTATCACCAAGGAATATAAATGTTCCTATTGGAGTATTAGGATCTTTAAGACCACTTCTGTTTCTTTTAATAGCTTTAACTACTTTCTGAACAGCTTCATCTTGTCCTACAACTTTATTTTTAATAGTTTTATCAAGGTCAACTAATTTACTACCTTCATCTTCTGAAACTCTATCAACTGGTACACCACACATCATAGAAACAACTTCTGAAACTTCTCTTTCGGAAACAAGTTTTCTATTTTTCTTTAATGATTCTTCCCATTTTTCCTTTTCCTTTTCTAATTTAGAATCTAATTCTTTTTCAAAATCTCTAAGGTCTGCTGCTTCTTCGTACTTCTGAGATTGGATAGCTTTTTTCTTCTCTATACCAATTTTACTAATTTTATCTTCAGTATCTGTGATTGCTTTAGGTACAATGATATTAGATATATGAACCCTTGAACCTGTTTCATCCAAAGCATCAATTGCTTTATCAGGTAAGTTTCTATCGGTTATATATCTCTCAGTTAATTTAACACATGCTGCTAATGCTTCATCACTATATGTTACATTGTGATGACTCTCATATTTATCCTTTATATTCTCAAGAATAGTCATTGTATCTTCTGGAGATGTTGGATCAACTACAACCTTTTGAAAACGTCTTGCTAATGCTCCATCCTTTTCAATATGTTGTCTATATTCATCAAGAGTTGTTGCTCCAATACATTGCATTTCACCTCTTGCAAGAGATGGTTTTAATATATTCGCTGCATCCAATGATCCAGATGTCCCACCCGCACCAACCATGGTGTGTATCTCATCTATAAATAAGATGATATTATCATTTTTTTGAACTTCATCCATTATAGACTTCATCCTTTCTTCGAATTGACCTCTATATTTAGTACCCGCTACTAACGTTCCTAAATCTAAAGTTATAATCCTTTTATCGAAAAGGATTCGAGAAACTTTCTTTTCCATTATTTTAAGGGCTAATCCCTCAGCAACTGCTGTTTTACCAACACCAGGTTCACCTATTAAGATAGGATTGTTTTTCTTACGTCTAGATAAGATTTGTGAAACCCTATCGATTTCTTTCTGTCTTCCGATTATAGGATCTAATTTACCCTCATTGGCTAAAATTGTTAAATCCCTTCCGAAGGAATCCAAAACAGGTGTTGTGGATTTTTTTGATTTGGAATCTTTTCCCTTACCAATATTTTTCTTACCACTACCACTTCCAGTAGGACCGTCACCGTCATCTGAAACTGACATTTTAACTTCTGGTAATTTCCCAGACTCTTTTTTCAATTTGTTATACATAAATTCTGATTTTAATTAAACAATATATAGGTTATATAGTAACTGTTTTAGAAAAGTTTAAAAAAAAGGTAATTTATTTTTTATTTTTAATATATAAACCATGAAATATCTAACTATATACGAAAGTTTTAAGAATATAAATACCGATGATTTAATCACTTACAAAGGTGATGTTGGTAAAGTTTTAAATAAAGAAGGTGATAATTTAAAAATTAAAATATTTAAATTAAATAAAGAAATTGATATTAATATCAATGATGATGATTTAGAAAATATGAAAAGGTGTATAGGAGAATGTGATAAAAAAGTGACCAATATTGATGGTAAAAGAGCTATTAAATGTTTTGGTTGCGATAGGATATTGACAAATTGAAAATACCATATATTACAAAATGATTAAAAAATATAATATATTTGAAAATGTTAGACAATCTAAGAAATTCTTAGATGATAATGGTTAGATCAAAGTAATGAAGATTACCTAAAATTAAGAGATATGTTAACGAAAAATCTCGGATACTTAGGTAAATTCACCGAATGGTTATTTGGTAATGATGATGTTTCTTTGGGGTTCTTACAGGATATTTATAATGAAATTAAAAAAGTAGGGTTAGATACTGATATTAATAAATTCAAAACAGCAGAAGATTTATATGATTACTTAACCAATGTTAAAATAGATACTAAAGTAAATCAGATAATTAAATCACTACCATCTAGATCTAGGAAACTTGTAAACCAAAAACTCAAAGATCTTATTGGGAATAATATCAAATCTGCTGATATTATAAAGGATTTCTATTCTAAAAAAGGTGGGAGATATAATAATATTAATGATCTTATAAAAGATACTAAATCTCTTATTGAGAATTCACAAGGTAAATGGGATTCAAGTGGTATTGATTATAAAGAAGATGAATTAGTATATAAAGACTCAACTACATTAATATTACATATTAAAAATTACGATAGATCATGTGACTTATTTTGATGTACTCCAACATCTACATATTTTTTAATTAAAGTTTCCATATTTTATATTTTTAGTTTATCAATTGAATTTGATATTTAATACTATTTATTTCTTCATGAATTTTATCATATTCAATTAGTCTTATAGGGTAGTAAATACCATTAGTTGTAACATCTTCTCCCTAATAATAATTTTGAGTTTTTTCCTTTTTATTAACTAATTAAAGGAAATTAAAATGGAATTATTTATAGATATAAAAGGAAAAGTTCACGATGAAAGGTCACAATTAAAAAAGTGCCTAACACAATAAATAAAATAAAATTATTCATCTAAGCCTGTTTTTATAATTATCTTTTTATGTACATCTTTATTTTCTACACCTTTAAAAGTTTGCTCTAATGCAAACGCTTCAACAGGCGTTTCTGCTTCAATTTTCAATATTCCGTTCTTATCAATTTTTACTATCATAATTTTTTCTTTCCGTTCTCGTCTCCAACTCTAAAAATTAGAATTAAAAATATAAATGTGATTGTTGCGGAAAAAGAAACCCCACAAAGTTCCATTACAAAATATTTTGATGTATTGTAATTTTAGATTCAAACCATTCCACATAATCATCTGTATAGACTATCCACCCCTCCACATTTTCAGTAGAATCTTTATTTGTTTCTTCTTTATATTTTTCTTGTAAGCTCATCTCTTATTTTTTAACTTTATAAATTTATCC